GTCGGAATTGATTTCGAGATCAAGGACGACATCCTCGGTGGCGCTCGTCGATGGCTTGTGACTGGTGTCACGAATCCTGCGATCCTCAATCAGACAGGAGCGCGGCCAGACCTCGATATGGTTGTCGTCGACTGCATCGAGGTCACGCAGGAGGATTCCCTGTGAGCGACGCGAAGGTTCGGATCGAGAAGCTGAAGATCAAGGCCAAGCTTCAAGAGGCCGCGCTTTCTGCGATGGCCGTCTCGATGATCTCTGCATCTGCGCTGCTTCGGAAGCGCCTTTCAAAGCCTGGAACAGGTCGCATCTATCGAATCGGCAAAGGCAAGAAGAACGGCAGGAATCTTCGAGAGACGGGATACCATCGAGCCTCTGCCGCGGGTCAACCGCCAGCCGTGAACACGAATCGACTTCGATCATCATGGTCGACGGAGCGTCTCGGCGTGAAGCAGGATTCTTTCGCGAGCGTGAAGCAGGACACGAACAAGACTGTCCTTCGGCTCGGCTCGTCGGTGCCATACGCTCGGATCCTCGAGTACGGCGGAATGACTGGACGCGGCCGGAGAACCAAGATCCAAGCGCGTCCATACATTCGGCCGACGCTCCCGTTCATCGCGAAGATCGTTCCAAGGATCTTCTCTGAGGCTATCAAGCGGAGGTTCTCGACGTGAGCAAAGCCATCCTCGACGCTCTCAACTCTCGACTCGATGCCTCGGCCACTCTCGCGACGATCGTCGGATCGAAGATCTACTTGCAAGAGGGGCCGACCGATGTCAATCCGCCTCTCCTCGTATACAAGGCAACGGCGGTACGAACGACACCATATTTCGGAGCCGTCACGCGAGTCGAAATCGATCTTGATTTCATCTTCCATCTCGGCAACGTCGGCACGGCGACAGGCTACACAGCAGCAGCAGCGCTTGCGACGGCGCTTTCAACTCCGCTGACATCCGTGACTGGATACGACCGAGTGCGATTCACGCAGGTTGAGAGCGGCGTACCCTCATTCGAGGATGATTCTTGGTCGATTGTTGAGAGGTACAGAGCGATCGCGCACGACACATAAGGGAGCATCATGCCAATCGATACATACATCACAGGCAACGACGGAAACTTCTCGTATACGGTCAACAGCGTGGCGCAAACTCTGTTCAAGGTGCGCTCTTACGCAGCGAACATCAATCGCGTCGTGACAGATCAGACTGGCTTCGGTGACACCGGCAAGCGCAAGCGCCTCGGTATGCTCGATCTTACCGGAACGCTGAACGCGACGATCGGTGTGGATTCGACCGCTGGCACGACCACAACCTCGACAGCAAACATAATGATGAGTTCGCAGGACACGACATCGACGCGACCTGCTGTGACTCTCACGCTTTACGATGCGGCATCGACGAATGACGCAAAGATCACCGGAAACTGTGTGTTCTCGTCTTTCGCATTCAACAGCGATCGAAACGGCGACTCGACCGTCACCGTGAACTTCGAGAACGCAGACGGCACTGCGCCTGTCGTCACTTGGCTTGTCTGATCTATGAACATCGCGAGACCAGAGGAAGTGATGGGCCTCTTTGGCCCCTCGGATACCGACTGGATCGTCACGCTCGTGACGGTCGACGGTCGCGTCGTGAATCGAAGGATCGCGCCTGGAAGGATCGATGAAGAGACGGCAGTTCGAGCGGCGATGAATGCGAGCGAAATCTTCTTGAAGGATCTGGACTCGTACTCTGTGCGTCGAGCTTCTGATCGATCTTTGGTTACCAACGGAGATGAGTTCCTCGCAGAACTCAGAAAGAGGAAGAGATGAGTGTGGCACCGTTTCAGATTGAAGAGGGCGGTCGTGTGTATCGACTTCGACCTTTGACCGTGCGCGAGCGCATGGCGCTCGTCGAGTCGCATGTGGCATACGAGCGAGAGAAGGCGCTTGCGATCGTCAAGGCTTCTGGACTTCCTGCCCGAGATGCGCTCGCATTCGTTGGTGACGCAGTCGACAAGGCAGAGCGCGTCTCCGCGATTGTGATGGACTGCTTCACGCTCCGAGGTGCGATGGCTGTGCTTCGTGTGGCGCTCGAGTCTGAGACGGATCTCGAGATGCTTGCTGCGAGTGTCGAGCCGGGAAGGCTTTCCGTGCTTGCTGCGAAATGCTTGAACGTCAACACCGACGAGAATCGAGACGCGGGAAACGAGTGAGCGCTTCGCCGGTGAAGCCGCGGCCGCGGGACTTCCTGAGCGAAGCGCACTTGATCGCGAGAACCGCTCCAGGCTTGGGGAACCCTCTCGATCTCACGATCGCGGAGTTTGATGCTCATCTCGCTCTCGCTTGCAAGGGCGGAGAAGTCGATAGAAGACCGTGGCACCAGCGCTACGTTGAGGATCAACTCCGATGAAAGCCGGCGACATCGAAATCAACATCCTCGCGAACTACCAACAGATTGAGAAGGATCTCAAGCATGTTGAGCAGCGCGCAGAAGAAGCAGGAAGCAGAGCCGGACGCAGTTTCAAGGAAGAGTTTTCGCTGAAGAGCCAGATGCAGGCCGAGTCAATCTTGGGCAAGTTCCAAGGAATCAAAGCCGCTGAAGGCTTGGCGAGATCGATGGCTTCGTTCCTTCGATCTGACAAGTCGATAGCGGAAGCGCTCGTAGAGTCCCTCAAGAGCGTTCCGTTCGCAGGAGCGTTCGTCGATCTTGGGCAAGCCATCTTCGACTCTGTCTATGAGAACACGATCGGAGCAGCAGAGGCCGCGGCGAGACAACAGGCTCGACTCGCAGAGGCGGCATATGCGGAGCAAATCGCCGCATTCGAGCAGTCTGCAAAGGAAGATGTCGAAAACGAAAAGCGCGTCGCGGAGTTGCGCCAGACCTACGCGGAAGAATTTAGGCGCGGCGAGATTGAATTCGTCGAGAAGCGCATCGAAACCGAAGCCGATCTTGAAGAGGTCTTTCAGCGCAAGCGCAACGACATCATCGCGAAAAACGAACGCGAGAGGACGAAGGCCCTGTATGAGACGCGATCTGAGGAAGAAGCTTCTCTTACCTACGACATATACGAGAAGCGAAAGCAGATCGCGCTCGAGGCGCTCGATATCGAGATGCGCGATCGCCGATCCGCGATGGATCGAGAGCAACAGCAGCAGTTGAAAGCCGCTGAAGATCTCGCAGCAAAGAAAGCCAAAGAAGAGCAGGAGATCGCGGACAAGCTTGCTGAGGAGGCCGTGAAGCGTCTGGGTGAATTCCGAGACCAGCAAGAAGAGATCGAACAGAAGAGAACCGACGCTCTCACCGCTGGCGTTACGAGCGCGAACACCGCGCTCGGGACATTTACATTCGATGCGTACTCAGACGCGGACAAGAAGAGGATCGACCAAGATTCTCTGCGGCAGTTGCGCGAAATCAATCAAGCGATATCGAATCTAGGACTGAACTGATGGCCGTCGAATACATAGAACTCCAAGAGACTCGCGGCTTCTCCGACAACGGCGGAAAGAAGACCGCGTCGCGCACGTTCCATGTTTGGGACGATGCCACGCCGATCACATCGCCGAGCGGCGTTCGAGCGACTTTCGGCTCATCGCTTCCAGACATCGGCGATCTCTTTCCCGACGAGACAGTCGTATTCGCTGTCTCGTATTCGATTCGCCATGTGCCAGAGGCTCGCGGCGTTTGGGAAGTCCAGTTCAACTACGAGAACACAGAGCCGAGCGGGAAGCTTCCTCAAGAGGAAGGCTATGTGCAAATCACGATCGACTATCGATCGGAGTTCCGCGATATGTGGCGCTTGTCTCCCACCATTCCGACGAATGGCACACAAAACAACAACGACTGCGGCGGTACTCCGATCGATAGTGCTGGAGTTCCGCTTTCTGTTCTTGTCCGCATGAGCGATATCACGATTACAGAGACAGTAAGCGCCGCGTCATTCCCTGCTCGGAGTCTCGCGATACGCGCTGCTCGAGGCCGACGGAATCTCACGACGTTTCAAGGCGCTCCTATTGGTCAAGTGCTATATCAAGGAGCGCAAGCCTCGCGTATCGGCCTCGAGAAGTTCTCGATCACGCACAAATTCGCGCAGGATGAGTTCTCGCACATGCTGCAAAGCCCGAGGAGAAATCAGACTGGCGAGGTGGACTACGGGCCGGACGCGCAGCAAAATCAGAGAGCGACATTCGTTCGGCTCATCCAGCCATTTCCAGGCTTTGCAGACTTCAACCTTCTCTCGGAGAATTTCTGATGGCGAACGAAATCACACTCAATCTCAAGATCTCCGCGTTGAAGGGAAGCCTGAATCACACGGAGAATCCTGGAACGCTCACCGTAGATCTATCAGGTCTCGTCGCTGTCGGCGGCGCGGCAACTGTGACGACAACAGCAGCAGCGCTCACGATGGGAAGCGTGAGCTCCGCAGGCTATGCGTACTTCAGAAACACCGGCCCGACAAACTTCGTGGAGATCGGAACAGGAACGGCCGGATCATTCGTCGCCTTCCTCAAGTTGAAGGCTGGTGAGGCGGCGATCTGTCGACTCGGAACAAACACGCCAACCGCTCGAGCAAACACAGCAAGCGTCCAGCTTCAATACTACATCTTGGCCGACTGATGACTCTACCGCGCTTCACATCTGGCTCGATCGGCAAGTTGACCTTCGCTCATCTGAACGAAGCGTTCGACATGCTTGAGTCCTTATCTGGCTCGCCAGAAATCGCGCAGGCGGCGAGAAACGCGGCCGCGTCTCGGATGATCGTCGCAAAAGTTCTCGCGAAGCAAGGAAGCGGCGCAAGCGAGGTAGGATCGTTCGAGCAAGTCTCGCTCACGACTCCGACGAGCGGCGTATACGAGGCTGTGCAAGGTGGCGTGAAGTCGACGGATGGAACGAATGCTTTTGCGGCTCCGATTGTCGCGCCAGTCTCATCTGTTGGAACGATCGTCACGCTGCTTTCGCATCGCGCAAAGAATGGCGCTCTGTGCTTTCGGGAGATCGGCAGAGAAACGGGCGGCCCCAAGTTTTACAAGATCGTTGCGTCTGAGCCTCTATCGACGGCACCGCAGAAGAAGACATGGAAGTACACACTTCAGCCCGTCAGAAGTACAGGATCTTCGTGGGTGGCTGATACGGGAAGCGAGATGTTTGGATACAACGGAGCGGAAGAAGCGCTTGACGATCCAGCGTCTCGGCGTATCGGCATGAATACATTCCACGTCGCCGCGACGGCAGATCGACAGCCGATTCCCGTCGGAGTCGTCGTCGGTGCGTGTAGGATCGACAATGGCGTTGTCGAGTTCAGCATTCCAAACGGATACGCCTTCAACTGCGGAGCGTGAAGCATGTCACAGATGCCACTTTACAACGCCACATCGACATTCAGAAAGTCGTGTCGAAGAGTCGCCGCGATCACCGCGAAGGCATCTGCGAGCGTGATCTATGAAGTACCGCCCACACGCGGACTCATGGTGACGAACATCACAATCTGCAACACGAGCACGAGCAGAGTTACGGTTCGATTGCATCATGTCGCGGCCGGAGAATCTGCGAACGTCGCAAACGCTCTCTTCTACGATCTCGAGATGCAAGGCAACACGACGATCTCTGACGATGCGATTCGGTTTCTGATGCAGGGAGAAAAGATCTTTGCTCAAGCATCAACGGCGAGCGTCGTGTCATTCATCATCTATGGCGAGGAGACATGAGCGACGGCGGCGCTGCTACATGCTGTTGCGGATGTACATGTCCGATTCCTGCGACATGGAACACCTCATATCTTGCGATCTTTCCGACGACGACCGTGGCATGGAGGCGATTCGGAATTTTCGGTCAAGGCGCATGTACTACAACGCCATGCGGCGAAGAAGAAAGGTCTGTTGAGTTCACGATTCAGCAGGTATCGCCGTGCGTGGTAACGCGACAAGTAGGAGCGAGCCTCGCGCAGAACTACACAGGGTTCTGTCAGGTTCAGATATCTGGCCGAGTATTCAAGAAGGTCAGCCACACCGGCGGCCTATTCCCGCCGTATGGAACATGGGAACAGGAAAGAACATTTCGCACCGTGACATCTGCGAGACTTTCGATCTCGCCTGATGGGTGTGCGCCATTCCAGCATTGTGACGGTTGGAACAATGGCGACGGATGCTATCTCGTTCACAATCTGGCCATCTGCAATTTCCAGATGGGATCTTGGACGGTCGGCGGCGAACTGGATGCTCAGTGGGGATGCGACAGTCCAAATCAAATACCAGAGGACGACACAGCCGCACTGCACAACAGCGGCGGCTCTTTCTTTTGGACATCGAGTTTCAAAGATCCTTCTCAGCTTTTGTCGAGCGACTTTCACGGCGGAAGAATTGGATTCGGCGGAGAATTCGAGGGAGAGCAAGGAGTCGAAACTCCGTTTGTTTCCGGTGGCTTCGCTGTCAATGCGTACATACCTCGAGAGGTCGGATTCATCGCGGATGACTGCTACGCGATCAACCAGAAAAATCCAGACTTCGGTGTAACTCAGTGGAGCATTCCTCCTTCACAAGATGAAGCTCCTGTCAATCATCCGATCTGTGTTCCGTGGTCTAGAGATTTCCTTTGTCCAAACGGAAGAATCGCCGCGAGCACCTCGTACGCTTGGACAATTCCAAACGGTATCTCGTACTCATGACCTGCAAGCACCACAACGGCAAGGGATGCTCGCTTGGCCTCTATGGTGGAACGCCAAGCGCTGGCGTATGCAACGTGTGCGACAGATACGATGGGCCGTCTCGAGGAGTCGGAGATATCGTGCATCGAGTTGCAGAGTCGACCGGCATCTCTTCCGTAATGAAGTTTGTATCTCATGCGACTGGAAAAGACTGTGGATGTGCAAAGCGCCGAGCCGCGCTGAACGAGGCTCTTCCGTTCTCCGATAGAACAGAGCAGGAGTAACGATGGCACTTACCTACGACGGCTCAGGCGGTCTCTTCACTCGTCTTGGCGCGCTCATCTACATGATGGATCAAGTCCGCGCACATCAAGCGAACTTGAAGACGTTGCTCGCGAATGTGCAAGCCGAATATTCCTCGACCGATGCTTGGATGATCGATGTCCTTTCAGGTGGCATCGAGTCACGCATTGCGGAAGCCGGAAACATCCTCTTTGATGTACAAGCAGCAGCACAGAAGACTGTCATCGAGATGTGCTTTGCTGAAGCGAATACCTCGGGTGCAACCAATACGATGATCCGCAAGGACATCAACGATGCGCTCATTTGGTTGATCCGGCAGATG